TTTTATCCTTATCATTTCCCTATCATCATCAAAACTGCTAGTTCCTACGCCAACTCTTCCTGTTTCATCAAACCGAACTTTTTCAGTTGCTGTGCCTGATGTGGAGGTATAAAAAGCAAAAAAACTATCTTCTGAGCCGTTTGAAACATCTGATGCCTGAGTTAAAATATAAGAGTAAGTATGTACGCTTCCCCCATCATGATCCCCTTGAAAATAAATAGCACCGATTATATCGTTATCAGCGGGGCTTGATGTATTATGATGTAAAATTAATTCAACACCTGTACTGCCTGAAGCTGTACTTTCAAACCTTGCAACAGTTGTATCTGAAGTAACACAATGAAAAAGATTAGTTGGTGAATTTGTGCCTACACCGATTTTGTCTACATCAGCATCAACAAATAATAAATTTGCATTATTATCGCCTTCGATTCTAAAATCTGTAGCTGCTCCACTGTCATTGAAAGTTATTTCTGAAGAGTCAATTTGAAATCTACTTATACCACCCGTTGCTATATCAAAAGTATCAGCGGCGGAACTAAAAATACCTGTATTTAAATCATCTCTAAAAGCTAATGCGGGGGTGCTTGCGGAACCATCCTCAAGAGTTAAGGTTCCGTCAAGTTGTAAAAGTTCTACCCAACCATCGTTTGCGCTGTTTCTTATTTTTAAAACACCGTTTGTAGTGTCAGCCCACCACATATATGCTGCAGTTGTGCTAGGTGCTGAAGAACTACTGTTATTGGTTAGTATCGCTTGCAGTACATTATTGATGTCTGCCCTGACGTTGGCTCCTGTGGAGTTGTCTATGACGTAGTCGTGAACTGGAGGCATCTTAGTTATACCAATAGATTTGAAGGTTATTTAATTATATTTTTAAGAGTTAATTACAGGTAAAAAGTAATAACAAATAAAAAATAATAAATATTTAAACACATTCTACCCATTTTGAAGATTTTTTCCAAGCTAAACAGTATTTCTTAACTACCACGCCCAAAACCTGTTGCAGCATAT